TTTGTGCAGATGTCACAGCAATACCAGAAAAGTGCCAATCTTATCTGGTATGAAATTTACGACATTGTTAAGCAAAACTGCACAGAGGTTTTTGAGGATAGCACGACAGATACCATGGAGCTGCTTTTGCGGGCAAGGAGAAAATGATGATGGAGCTTACGGCTTTTTTACATAAACTGAAATTTTATAGACCAAAGCTTACTAAACAGCAGGTCAGAACTTTAAAGGGACAGGCTCTCGCTGACAATATCAAGGGTGCTGAAAAGGGCCTTAGCAAGATTTTGGAAGGAGCAGTGCTTAATGGAAAAAACAACAACGGAAATGCAGTTAGTAACTATAGAAAAATTAGTACCTTATGTTAACAATGCTCGAACGCACAATCCACAACAGATTCTGAAACTACGTTCATCGTTAAGAGAATTTGGCTTTATTAATCCTATTATTATTGACCGGGAATATAACGTGATAGCTGGTCATGGACGAATTTTAGCAGCCAAGGAGGAAAGCATAAAAGAAGTACCCTGCGTATTTGTGGACTATCTTACTCCGGCTCAAAAGAAAGCCTATATTTTGGCGGACAACCGTATGGCCATGGATGCAGGATGGGATGAAGAACTGCTCAGAGTGGAGATAGAGAGCCTGCAAGGTGCAGATTTTGATGTTGCCTTAACAGGATTTGACGAAAAAGACATAGCTGAACTGTTTGCAGGAGATGATGGTGATACGCAGGAGGACGATTTTGATGTGGACGGGGAGCTTAAAAAGCCGCCGGTTTCTAAAGACGGTGATGTATGGTTGCTTGGAAAGCATCGCCTAGTCTGTGGGGACAGCACCAAGGAGGAAACCTATGTAACTCTTATGGATGGGAAGAAAGCTAATCTTGTTGTAACGGATCCGCCTTACAACGTCAACTATGAAGGCGGTGCAGGAAAGATTAAAAACGACAATATGGAGAATGATAAGTTTTACCAGTTCCTGTTAGATGCTTTTACAAACATGGAAAGGGTAATGGCAGAAGATGGCAGCATTTACGTGTTCCATGCAGATACCGAAGGCTTAAATTTTAGAAAGGCATTCTCGGAAGCAGGCTTTTACTTGTCGGGAACTTGTATCTGGAAAAAACAGAGCCTAGTGCTTGGTAGGAGTCCATATCAGTGGCAGCATGAGCCATGCCTTTACGGTTGGAAAAAGAAAGGCAAGCATCAATGGTACTCCGACAGAAAGCAGACTACCATATGGGAGTTTGATAAGCCGAAGAAAAACGGTGACCATCCGACCATGAAGCCGATTCCACTTATTGCCTATCCGATTAAGAATTCCAGTATGAGCAATTGCATCGTTCTTGATCCGTTTGGCGGCAGCGGTAGCACTTTGATTGCCTGCGAACAGTTAGGCAGAATCTGTCATACCATTGAGCTAGATGAAAAATACTGTGATGTTATAGTAAAGCGTTATATTGAGCAGGTCGGCTCTGCAGATACTGTATCGGTCATCCGTGATGGAAAGACCATCCGCTTTGAGGATTTGGAGGTCAGCGGCGATGGAAAATAACTTAAAAGTTTCTACATAATTAGCTTGCTATTTATTCCTTTTAGAGTGATATATGTAGTACCGAAGAAAAGGAGGTACTTACAAAATGAAAGTTATTTACAACATCACCGACAGAAAACCATTTGTAAAGGCATTAGAAGAAATTACTGGAGCCAAAGCGGTTTATCAGAAAACACCAACTTATGCTTATGCAGTGGACTATTTCACAGTAACCAAAGAAGGAAATCTTACCTTTAACGACATGGCAAACAGCGAAGAAATCGAGCAGGTGCTAGAACAGCTTGAACAAAAAGGCTTTCACTGCGAGAGTTCCGCATATGATGAACCACAGCCGGAAATCGCTAGTAAAGAGCCATTGGCTGCATACGGGACTACGGGAAAAAAACTTAAAAACGAAACTGCGGGGTTGACAGTGGCAATGCCATTGGATGCGGTGCTTGCAGGCAACCTTACCAATCTTCTGGAATCCAAGAGCAGCCTTATCAAAAAGGCACTGGGCATCAGCGAACTTCCCATCATTATTGATGCAGATAAGATTTCCTTCCCTTGGTTTTCAGACGGCTTGGCTGCTGATACCGTCAAAGCTTACACGGATTTCATTTCTGCCCTCTGCAAAATGAGCCGAGAACATAAACGCATCTCCAGCACGGAAAAGGAAGTCCCCAATGAAAAATATGCTTTCCGCTGTTTCCTTCTTCGATTGGGGTTTATAGGAGAAATTTATAAAACTGACCGTAAAATTCTGCTGAAGAACCTTAACGGCAGCAGTGCCTTTAAGAGCGGTGCGAAAAAGGAGATGAATAGCGATGAGATTTCCGAATAAAGAAATTGTTGAGAAAGTACGCAGAGAATACCCTGCAGGAACAAGGGTAGAACTGGTGAGAATGGATGACTGCCAAGCACCGCCTCTTGGAACGCTTGGGACTGTTACTGGGGTGGATGATACCGCTTCATTGATGGTGGATTGGGACAATGGCAGCGGTCTTAATGTTGTTTACGGTGAAGACCTAGCGGTAAAGATTGGGGACGGTGACAATGACTGAAACGATTAAAAAGCAGATACTTTCTATTCGTGACAGCGGCCGCACCAATATGTTTGATACTAATATGGTTCAATATCTTGCTAACGAGCTTGGCTACTACGAATTGGTAATCTTTCTTGAAGAACATAGTAAGGAATATATAAGATTTATCCTTACAGGAGAGCAATAAAAGATATGCTTTATTGTACAGAAATAACTTGCTATCATGAGCCTTTAGAGTGATATATGTAGTACAAAAACAAAAGGAGGCAGGCACCATGTGGAAAGAAGGAGCAATTTTAATCAGAGGAAAGGTTTACAAATACCAAGCCAAGGTTTACGAGGAAGGCAGTGAATACGGTATTGAAGGAGGTAGGGTTTCCAAGGTAATGATTAAGCATGATGGTGAGATTGTAGTAAACTATGACCGAGGTTGGGACGTAGAACCGGAAAGCGAAGGAGCAGAGCTTGCCTTAGCGATTATCTTAAAAGAAAATAATTAAACAAAAAAGGAACGGAGCCAGGAGGCTCTATTCCTAGTACAGCCGATTTTAAGCGGTTATTTTTATGCCTTAATTGGGAGTGAGCATTTGAGAAAGTTGAAGAAATATAAGTCCACAAAATTCAAAGATAAAACTTCCGTTTATAGTAAGGCTGCTGCAGATTATGCAGTCAATTTTGTCGAATGCTTATGCCATACTAAAGGAACCTGGGCAGGTAAGCCTTTTGAACTCATTGATTGGCAGGAACAAATAATTCGTGATGTATTTGGTACTTTAAAGCCTAATGGGTATAGGCAATTCAATACAGCCTATATTGAAATACCTAAAAAACAAGGTAAATCTGAGCTTGCGGCTGCTGTGGCATTACTCCTTACTTGCGGTGATGGTGAAGAACGAGCTGAAGTTTATGGCTGTGCAGCTGACCGCCAGCAGGCATCAATCGTTTTTGAGGTTGCAGCCGATATGGTGCGTATGTGTCCTGCACTAAATAAAAGAGTAAAGATACTAGCATCACAGAAACGAATAATTTACCAGCCGACAAACAGCTTTTATCAGGTATTATCAGCTGAAGCCTACAGTAAGCATGGTTTTAATATTCATGGCGTTGTGTTTGACGAACTGCATACTCAGCCTAATCGAAAACTATTTGATGTTATGACCAAGGGCTCCGGTGATGCACGTATGCAGCCTTTATATTTTTTGATAACAACAGCCGGAACGGATACACATTCTATCTGTTATGAAACTCATCAGAAAGCGGGGGATATTTTAGATGGTAGAAAACATGACAGTACGTTTTATCCGGTAATATACGGTGCGAAAGAAACAGATGACTGGACAGATCCTAAGGTGTGGAAGAAAGCTAATCCCTCTTTAGATATTACGGTTGGCATAGATAAGGTAAAAGCTGCCTGTGAATCTGCCAAACAAAATCCGGGAGAAGAAAACAGCTTCCGACAGCTTCGGCTCAATCAATGGGTAAAACAGGCCGTGCGCTGGATGCCAATGGACAAATGGGATGCTTGCTCCTTTGCTACAGATGAAGAAAGCTTAAAGGGAAGAGTCTGCTATGGTGGTCTTGATCTTTCCAGTACCACAGATATTACAGCATTTGTATTGGTGTTTCCACCAGAAGATGAAGATGATAAATACAGCATTCTGCCGTATTTTTGGATACCGGAGGAAACATTAGGCCTTAGAGTTAAACGCGACCATGTTCCTTATGATGTGTGGGAACGGCAGGGATATTTACAGACTACGGAAGGCAATGTCGTGCATTATGGATATATTGAGAAATTTATTGAGCAGTTAGGTGAGAAATATAATATTCGTGAAATTGCCTTTGACCGATGGGGTGCGGTGCAGATGGTGCAGAATTTGGAGGGAATGGGATTTACTGTAGTGCCATTTGGCCAAGGCTTTAAGGATATGAGTCCTCCAACTAAAGAATTAATGAAGCTGACACTGGAGCAGCGTTTGGCTCATAGCGGTCATCCGGTTCTTCGGTGGATGATGGATAATATCTTTATTCGTACAGACCCTGCTGGAAACATCAAGGCGGATAAAGAAAAATCCACAGAGAAGATTGACGGTGCGATAGCCACAATAATGGCATTAGACCGAGCAATTCGCTGTGGAAATGATAACGGAGCATCAGTTTATGATGAGAGAGGAATTTTAATTTTATAGTTATCCAAAATAAGTTATGTAAAAACAGTTGACAAGCACGTTGCTATATAGTAATATTGTATTATAAGGTAGCTGATAATACATAACTGAAAAAGGAGAATGAGCTATGAAAACAACATTTAATGATTTTATAATGGAAAACAAAAATTGCTCTGGGTACGAGAATAACAAAGATATGCAGGAATTATTTGATAAATTGAACGCTGATGAAAACATTATAAAAATGATTGAGTTCTCTGATCGTGATAAACCTGCATTGGCTGCCTGTGCAGTTGAAATTGAGAAGTGGTACGATTCAAAAGTTAATTGTGGAGTGGATTTGAAGCTGTCTTTTCCAAAAACGGCGGTAGGAAACTTAGTGAAATCTATTCTAAAACCGTTTGGATATAAAGTTATTAAACAAAAAGATTTGCCTAAAGATAATAGAGGAAAATATTTTAAATCTGCATCTTGCTACAAATATGATGAAAATGCAATACGTACGATGCAAATAGTAAAAACAGTTGTAGAAATAAAATAAATTCTGTTCTTTGTGAGCACTTGTGCAAATAGCATGAGTGCTTTTCTTATGTCCAAATTTAAGGAGGTGGTCGATATTTTTAACTTAATGCACAAATTATTCAAGTCTAGAGATAAACCTACAAACAGCACCGCAGGAGGTGCTTACAGGTTCTTATTTGGTGGTTCTACATCCGGCAAATCTGTAACCGAGCGTTCTTCCATGCAGATGACTGCTGTGTATTCCTGCGTAAGGATATTGGCAGAGGCAGTAGCAGGTTTGCCGCTGCACCTATATAAATATAATGAAAGTGGCGGTAAAGAACGTGCAGCAGAGAATCAGCTATATTTTCTCCTGCATGATGAACCAAATCCTGAGATGACATCCTTTGTGTTTCGGGAAACTCTTATGACGCACCTGCTCCTTTGGGGCAATGCTTATGCGCAGCTTATCCGCAACGGTAAGGGAGAGGTTATTGCACTTTATCCCTTGATGCCAAACCGTATGACAGTTGACCGGGACAATAAAGGACGGCTTTACTACCAATATTGGAGAGGTAAGGATGAAGCCAAGCTGAGCCGAGATAACATAGTCA